GGGTGCGGTGGGCTTTATTGCGACCGAAAGCCTCGAAGGAAAGCTGCGGCTGAGGGCCGCCAAAGCTCCGACCGAGAAAATTTCTGCACAGTATCACATTACAAGCACCGTGAAATACACGGATGCACAGGAAGGGGGAACCTAAATGGCATACGGTTCTTTTAACGCAGGCCCCGGCAAAGCGCCGGATGAAGATGTTGTCCGCACTGACCAGATCGGTGTGCCGGGCGGCATTGCCACGCTGGATGCAAACGGCCACCTGACCGAGAGCCAGCGGTGGGAAGTGGACAGCTACAAAAAGGCCGAGACCGACCAGCGCATCAGCGCGGCGGTGGATGCCCATAACGAAGCAGCCAACGCCCACGGCGACATCCGCGCCAGCGTGGCAGCCATGAACGCCAGCATCAAGGCCATTGAGCTGAAGTTCGGAACGAACGTGACCAAGAACCCGTTCAGCGCCACGTTCGGCAGTCTGGACGGCCTGACCGTGACCGGCGCGTGGGACGCCGAGCAGGCAAGGGTGGAGTTCTGACGATGGCTGAAACGTTCAAAGTCGGCGCGAATGCGCGGGAGTTGCTGCGCTACACCCAAAGGGCGACCCGCATTGTCACCGACGACATCAGCCGGAGCGATGCCCGGAAGATCATCCAGAAAGTCGCGGCGCTCGAAGATGTGCGCGACATCCAGAAGGTGTGCGGCACTGCCGTCCATGCACTCGACACACGGGACAGGGAGGGCTTTTCCAAGAGCACGTTCCGGCTGTATGGCGAGGGCATCCGGCTGACCGCCCGGCAAATCCTGCTGGATGCACACGCGGCGAATAACGTCAATTTCCAGACCGACTACGACAAGCGCGTTGAGAAGATTGGCGCAGTCGTGGACGGCTGCTCTCTGCTGCTGGAATACCTGACCATCTGCACGGAGGAAGGTATCATCAGCGCGAAGAAAGCCGGTATCTGGACAAAGAAGGTCACGGACGTAAAATACCCGGCGATGAAGTGGCTCACGTCGGAACGCGGACGTGCCGAAAAACTCCGGGCAGAAGCGGAACGGAAACGGCTGACCGAACAGGCTGCCGCCCTGAAAGCTGTCCTTTACCCGGAACCGTAAACGCACAGCGGGCAACCGCTTTGCATAAAGGGTGCGGTTTGTTTGTCTGACGCTGCCATTTGGTGGCTGCGCTCTCCGAACACCAACAATAACAACAACGTCTGGAACGTCAACACCGATGGCTCCAACAACAACAACTGGTACAACAACTCCTATGGTGTTCGCCCCGCTCTGATGGAACCGTGTGACGAGTAGGCATAAGCTGAAAGCAGTGCGCCCATCAAAGGAAACCGCATCCTGTCGCTTGCCGATGCAGGCAAGTGATAAATACATCCCGCTGAGGTGGGCCATCCCTGCCGGATGCAGCCCACTACCGCAGCAGCGAACCAGCGGAGAGTCATTTTGACATACGAAGAACTGTGCAGTTTTGAGGTGCTTTACAAAGCCTACCTCGAAGCCCGGAAGGGAAAACGCAGCAAGAGCAAAACAATCGAGTATGAATCCCATGCATTGGCTTGCACGGAAAAGCTCTCCCGTAAGCTGGCTGTCTGCAATGTGCGGCAGCCAGACGGGAGCATCCGGCAGCAGATACGCTATGCACCAAGTAAGTTTGAGGTCTTTGCCGTCTACGAGCCGAAGCGCCGCATGGTACACGCCCCCGCATTTGTGGACAAGGTGGTGCTGCACGCTCTGGTCGATAACATCCTGTATGATGCCCTGACAAAGAGCTTTATCCGGGACAGCCACGCCAGCCAGACCGGCAAAGGCACAGACGACGGCCTGATGCGCCTGAAAACCCACATGGTGGACTATTACCGCCGTGAGGGCCACGGCGCGGACGGCTGGGTGCTGAAAGGCGACGTGCGGCATTTCTTCGCCAGCATCGACCACCGGAAGCTAAAACGCAAGCTCAAAGCCGTGCTGGATAAGCGCGGCGTTGACCCGCGTGTCTATGAGCTGCTTTGCATCTACATCGACGTGATGGAGGACGGCTTGCCGCTGGGCTACCAGACGAGCCAGCTTTTCGCCCTCATGTTTTTGGACGAGTTCGACCACATCATCAAAGAAAAGTACCGCATCAAATACTATGGCCGATACATGGATGATTTCTACATCATCTGTTCGGACAAGCGGAAATTGCAGTGCATTCTCCGAGATGTGCGGGCGCTCATGGACAGTTACGGCCTTGAGCTGAACCAGAAAACCGCCATCTTCCCGTTGAAGAACGGTATTGATTTTCTGGGCTTTCACTCCTACCTGACCGACACCGGCGCGGTCATCCAAAAGCTGCGCCGGGATAGCTCCAAGCGGATGAAGAACAAGATCAAGTATTGGGAAACAGCATACCCCGCAGGCGAAGTAACCAAGCAGGAAATCCTGCGGAGCTTTGATGCGTGGGATGCCCATGCCGCCCATGGTGAAACCTACTCTTTACGCCGCAAGTACGCTGACCGGCTCGAAAAATTGCTTGACTGTAAAATCCCTATCCATCGAAAAATCAACTCGAACAAACTCGCGCGTGACAGACGGCGGGCGCGGCAATGCCGCTGCATCTACAAGGTGCAGCACAAAGCCCTGTCCCTCTCTGTATCGCAGAACACGCGGCCTGCGGAGATCATGCCGTGGGCCTGAACGAAAACAAGGAGGTAACAATGGCAAACGTAAAACTGGGCACGAAAGCCGTTGGCAGCATTGTCAAAATCAAAGTCAACGGCGCGTCCAAAGATTTTATTGTTGTGCAGCAGGGCAACCCGAACACCGGCACCTATGATTCGAGTTGCGCCGGAACGTGGCTGTTGATGAAGGACATCTACACAACGTCCACGTTCGGCAACAATAACTCCTACAAGGATTCCAGCATCCACAGCTACCTGAACGGTACGTTCTTCAACCTGATTGACGCGGACATTCGCAACGCTATCAAGCAGGTCAAGATTCCGTACCAGAACGGCACTGGTTCCGGCGGCAGCCTTGCCACTGGCGAAAATGGCCTGAGCACCAAAGTGTTCCTGCTGTCTGGTTATGAGGTTGGTTGGACGACCAGCGACAATGGCTATTTTCCGAAGGACGGTGTGAGGCTGGCATACTTTGGCAACAGCTCTGGCGGTAACAGCAAGCGTATTGCATACAATGGCAGCTCCGCTGCCATTTGGTGGCTGCGCTCTTCGTACACCAGCAGTAGCGACAGCGTCTGGTACGTCAGCACCGATGGCTCCGGCTACGGCGGCTGGTGCGGCGGCTCCTGTGGTGTTCGCCCCGCTTTCATTCTTCCCTCTACACTCGTGGTCTCTGACGATGGCACGGTCAGTGTCAACACTGCACCTACCGTCAGCACGGACGGCGCAGCTCTGGGGCAGAAGAACGCGGCCTTTGCGTGGGAGTACACCGTCAGGGATGCCGACGGCGACACCTTGACCGTCACCGAAAAGCTGGACGGCAAGACCACCAAGACCCGCACCGGCGTTGCCAGCGGCACGGCCCTGACCTTTGAGCAGACGGCCAGCGCTGCCGGATTCCAGAAAATCCTGAACGGCAACCACACCATCACCGTTGAGGTGAGCGACGGCAAGGAAACCGTCAGCACGTCCGCGACCTTTACCAAGGCCGTCCACGCCGCAAGCGTGACGCTGGCTGAACCGTTGGCCGTTGAGGGCGACATTACCGTTGCCGTGCTTCAGGTGACCGGCTCCATCCCCGATGATGCGAAGTTCAAAGCCGAAGTGACCAACAACGCACTCGACAGCTCCCCGGTCTGGCAGGATGCCACGACCGAGGCAAAAAAAGGCGTGAACATCGTCTTTGAGAATAAGACCGCCACCAACGGCGCGGCGTTTAACTTCCGCGTCAGCGTGGAGCGCGGCGAATCCGGCGAGGGCGGCTACATCGAAGCCGTCTCCGGCGCATTCCAGTAAGGAGGACAGTCACCATGATTCAGTGGAAAAAGGACAATCTGCCCACCCGGCAGGAGAAGGAAGCCGCAGCCAAGAAGCAGCAGGAGCACGAACAGTTGCCCGACCGTGTGGCTGAAATGGAAGATGCCCTGTGCGAACAGGACGCGGCCAACGAGAAGCGCTTGACCGACATCGAAACCGCGCTGTGTGAGCTGGACGCAGCGCTGAACAAGGAATAAGGAGGTATCACCATGAACATTATCTGGGCAAACCGCCTGATTGCAGGCACTAAGACTTGGGCAGAGATGCCCGCATCCCGCCGTGCAGGCGTGAAGAAAGTTCTGGCCGAGCGTGTAAACAAGGGAGAGATCACCGCCGATGATTACAAGAACATCACGGGCGAAGACTATACGGCCTAAAATTTCGGAGGGCGGCGTGATTTGAGTAATTTACAGATTATCGAAGCCTTAACCGACATTGTGAGCAAGCAGAGCGAGATCATCCGCATCCAGGCGGACGCCTTGGCGCAGGTTGGCGCGGTATGCGCAGAAGAACAGATTGTCAGTGTGGACAGTCAGATCGGCCAGCTTTTGGGCGCGGACGAGCTCCCGTTTCCGCTTTGATGGAAGCAGCAGGAAAGGAGGTGGTAGCCTATGATTGCCGCTTTCTTATAGTGGCGCAAAGTGCAGAAAGAAGGGAACATGAGCACCCAAGACTTACTTGCAGCAGCCGGACTT